AATACTAAGCCCCTCCCCTACGTCATCAAGGAGTCAGCTGACGTCAGCTGACTCATTTTAGTTATAAACTTATTGGGCCTAACTCCTTATTGGGCCTAACTTCTGGATCCATTCCGCTGCGCGGGAGTATTTTTCATAAAATATATTCGAGAGTGTGTGATATAGTGAGAGATAGATGTACTAAATACAACACTTATCAATTAAATATTCAATTAATAATAATTAATTACACTGATGTACTAATTACACCTTGATTCTAAGTGTATGAACAACAAAAACCTTAAGATCACATCTATCATCTAATCCATTTTCATTTAAAATGGATACAACAAACAATTTACTGTAATCTTCATCTGCCTTCAAATACTGGGATTCAACATCTAAGTTAAATGTTTTCTCACCTTCATAATAACCATAATCATTGTGATATAAGTATCCACCGATTGGAATAAATCCAATCGGTCTAAGAACACCATCGTCTTCTTCCATTGAGATTTGCAGTTGACCACGAACATTTCTGTTACCTCCATAGAAACTACCATTGAAGCTCACACTGCAACTGACGAGCAACACTCTTCTTGAATCTCTCAACTTATCCTTCATTGTATCACAGCATCGTATTTGTTGCTCGGTGACAGAAGAGAGAGAAGGGAAATCACAAACATGGGTACATGTTTTGACAGGACTAGAAAACCATTCAGCCATTTTTGAGTGGAAGAGGAAGACGATGAGCGGGTTATTTATAGGCGATAAAGACGAAGCTTCCTGTGTACGCGTAATATGACTTTGCTTCGAGGCGAAGCAAAGACAGCTGTATCCCATGTGCATAAAGGCAAAGACGCGTTAAAAAAGCAACGTCTATTAAAGAACCAATAACATTACGCCACGTGACATGAGAGAGAAAGTGAACGATCTTCCGTCAGATTCGCTTCACGAATCACAGATCCTGATCGTCCACGCGTCTAAACGATCCAATGGTCATTGTTAACTCCGTACGTGACTCCGATCCCGGGTCGGGGGT